AAAGGGGTGGATCTAACCCCCACTATATCAATGAAGCGAAAACTTAAGCCAGACTCCCCGATCGCCCGAATTGCTGGAATGTTTACCAAATGGAGTCGCCAGCATCATTCCAGCCAAGCCCGAAAGCGCCAAGCCCTCCAGTTATTTCAAGATCCGCTAGTCGTCAGCGACGAAGACATTATCGCCGCCGCTCTCGCAAGCCAAGACAACGCCACAGAAGAAATGGAGGATGGCAATGTTTGAACGAAATAACGCAGTACGAGCAGTCCGATCGATCTGGGATCTGAACTTTGGCGAAGACCGAGAACTCAAGCGCCCCCTAGCCGGAAACATCACGGAAGCCGACGTTGAGCGAGCCGATCATCTCAATGAAAAGTGGGCGAACCAAGTTCACCTCCGCGCAGCCTACAACCAATCGATCGGTCAAGCCCGCCGCAACTACGTAAAAGTTCGGCAGGAGCAACTGAAAAACGAAGTGGACGCGGCTGCTACACGACAAGTCGAGCGGGTAGCGATCGCCGCCGCAAACGACGAAAAGGACAAAATCCGAAAACTGGCGGGCGCAACCATTAAGCAAACCCGCGAGCAGGCGCTCTCTGCTCATTATCAAAATCTGATCGCCGGAGGTAATTAATCATGACTAACTTTGTTCAACTGTTTCTCGTAACCGTTCTCGCATTCGTTTCCACCGCAGGGCTGGCAATGCTGGCGACAGCACTACCCGCCGCCGCCCCCTTCTGTTTCGCGATTATCGCCATTGCAGCGATCGCTGGCTTGATCTGGTGGCTTCATGACGGAGATTTGGTGACAGGGTTGGCAGGCTGTGCGGTTTTTGTCGGAGCGCTGCTGGGTTATCTCTCCACCCGTGGAGGTTCGTGATGACTCGCTATTTACCCGCCCGCACCTCTTCCCACCTGCCCGCCCGCACCCCCAAACTGGATCTGGTAAGTCAGGTTAAGCAGGACGTTCTTGACGGTGCGGATCTGGGGGGTGAACTGCTCTCTAGTCTTGCCAAGGCTGTGATGGCAATGGCGGTCGTCGGCATCACAGCAACCGCCGCCGGGAATAACCGGATCTTCAATGCAATGGGCGCAGTTGGTTCGGTGGCGTGTGGTTCGGTGGTGGTTGAGGAGTTGCGCAGAAAGCGGCGCTGGGACTTGTTGACCATGATCGAAAAGGCGACGACCGAAGATGCCCGCAACGCCGTGATTGCTGCACTGACAGAACGAGCCTTGCAATATCATGAGCGAGGTGTGACCGTCGCCCCCAGTCTTGCCCCGTCCAACCTGCAAGCATTCGAGCCGATCGAGGTTGCCGCCGAGTCATACGAAATGGCTGAAATCTCGGATTACGAAACGGAGGAGGCGGCTTACCGGACAGAGATTGAGTCGCGCCCCATCCACCAAACCCAAGCCAGCCCGTCAACTCTTATCCCCGCGCCAGTATTCAACGAGAAAAAACCTGTCGAGCGCCTGAGCCAAGGAGAGTTCCCTTTTGATCGAATTGTTGATTTTCGATGCCTGGTCTGGGTGAAAGGCGCAAAAGGGTCAGGAAAAACCTCAAAGGTTACGCACATCGAAAAGCTTCGGCACGACAAAGGACAGGCGGTTTGGCGCATCGATCCGATGCCATCCAAGGCAAGTATGCACCGCCGACGAGGGATTGCCCTTTATGGCGCTCAAGAGAACTGGGCTGAGATCGAATTCGCAGTTAATGAGTTCAACAAGCTTGCGAAACACCGACTCGATCGTTCAGGCGTAGATCTTCTATACAGTCCAGAGGATGATCAGCACATCAACTTATCAATGGATGAAGGCGCGGTATTGTGTCAGATCGACAAAGCGGTTCTTGAGGAATTTTGGCTGCACACCGTAGTGCGACGGATTCGACAAGCGAACATGTCTGTCACGATCGGCACTCATGGTGAAACAAAACGATTTCTTGGAATGACTAATGATGACTGCTTCACGGGGCTGATTGATGCCCTCAAGGAAGACGCAATCATGGTGCAAAGTCATACACTAGACTCCCGGAAGCCTCAGCCGTTTGCCGATATCACCTACCAGGGTCGTACCTGGCGTGTGGATTGCTCCCACATCCGCCCACACGAAGAAGTCGAGTTTCTGCCGCGCACAACAGAAGATACAGAAGAGGCGGAAGGTTTAGAGCACGTCAGTCCCTCCGACCTCTGGACGGATGAACCACAGGGTCAGCCGCTCGCCCTCACCTCCCCCCGCCAACTAGCACCCGCGCAACCCCACACCTCGATCGCGGAAACCTCAGCCCTCGCCCAAAGCCTACCCACCGTCACCCGACATACATTACGACACCCCGACTTTCCGGGACAGCAGGTAACGATCACCGAGCCGGAACTACTTGAGCTACTCAAACTCCGTGCCGACTTTCGGGTCATCGTCACCGAAGCCGTTAAGCGAGGCGGTTCGGTGAGCGGGCGAGAAATTCAGCAAAAAGCGCATCACAACAACGCGCTAAAGATTGACGGCAGCCCAATGAACGCACAGCAAATCAGACTATTGCTGTCATTCCTTGCCACGCAGTATCCACGCAGCTTTTCTCTTGATAATTCCACACTGACGATCATCGACCCCGCACTGATGGAGATCCTAAAATGATTCCTTCCGACACACTGCGCAAACATATCGGACACTCACTACACAAGGTCCGATCGGAGCGAGCAGAAAGACTTAATCGCTTCTGCCGAAACATTCTTGAGATCAAAGAACAGATTGATGAATCCATGTCTATCATCAATCCGGAATACTACATTGAATCTCGTGCGCGATTCTTACAGGATCGCTACACCCACTCACCTCTGCTAGTATTCCTGGATTTTGAGTTTTACCAAGGAATGCTAGACGGCTTTAATCGCCAAAGCCAGAGCACCCCAGCATTCCTCTCCCGGTTGGCAGTTCCAGGCGACGAACAGTCTGCTTATCTAGCGGGAAAAGAGTTGGGGGATTACGTCTGGCTTGATCCACAGGCTTGGTTTCAGGGATTGAAGGATGGGTTTAGTGGTAGCATCCCCTCCCCCCATCGCGGTTTTCTCTCATCCTACGCGCCCCGCGAAATCGGCGGAGACACCCCTTACATTGCTGGCTTTCGGTGGGGGGAGCAAACCCACCAAGTAAGACACTCGCTCATCACCCCGGAACTCTTGAATCTTTTGTACAAAGACAGTTCGGCAGATAATCCGGCGAACTGTCGAATGTCGCTACCCCAAAAGATCGAAAAGATTCTTGTTAAGTTCATGTCGATCGGGCAGTCCACGCCCGAACACCCTAGCGCTCCGTTCGTAGATCGTCTGTACTTTGGTAAGTGGATTGAAAGCTCACTCCTTGCTGTGATCAGCCAAAAGAGCGAAATCCTGAATCGGTATTGCAAGTTCCATTTAAAAATGGCTGAGCCGATCACCATCGATCTGCACCAACTCAGCCCAAACCTCCTTCGGTCTTCAGACCAGATCGATCTCGATAAATACGCCGCAGCGCGAGACGTGACACAGTATCAAAACCTTCCAATGTTCTCGCAGCTTGATTTTCAGCAGGGGGTCTATGACGGCTTCCTATCTCGAAGCGGCAACCCCAAGCACCCCGATGATCTTCAGCAATACCGCGATGGAATAGACATTGGGGAGGAAATCCGAAAAGAACTCGAAAGCTATTCGGTTTACGTCGAGAGCACAGGCAAGACCCTTGCCCAGTTTACCCCCCGCCTACAAGACCTTCTTATTACAGCAAACCTTCAAGTCAAACTCCAATGACCACCAAAACCCTGCCACTCCTCACTCTCTGTCACGAACTAACCTTGCGATACCGGGGGGCAAGAATCACCCGGATCAGATCGTGGGACGGGAACATCCCGGTCAAACCCGAATGGGCGAGACTGATCGCCCGGATCTACCTCTCAGAAGCCTCGGATGATACTGCCCCGGAAATTGTGATTAACCTCGATAACGGGGTTCTTTTAGGGGTAGATCCAAACCTCGACACCGACCCCAACTCACCGCACGGAAGAGCGATCGTTGAAATCTCTAATGGGGAGACGATCGAGGGGCTGGGCGGGTTCAGTGAGATTTACTCACTTACTGACTTCAGTAAACACGGACGCTACCCGGCGATTTACCTAGACTAACCATTTTGCTGCCGTCAGCAAAAACAGACAGAGAGCCAATCCCAGGCTCTTTTTTGTTAAGGAATAGGGAACATGATGTTCCCTTCTTTTTAAAAAAACAGGCAAGCCCGAACGGGTATCTTATCCCCCCTAATGGGGGTGTCCTACCCATTCAGGAGCACCAGTGCAAGATAAAGCTGTGTCTGAAATTTCGCTAGATCAGGGCTGGTCGGTGGACGGGCTGCCTGCCTATGAAGCTGAGATTCTCTATGCCGAAACCCTTGGCGACGGCGACCCGATCGGCGCGGTTCGTGACGTGGAATTCATGCTTGGCTTGGAGCGCGATCCACGAGTTGCCGCTGCGCTTCAGATTCGCGTAAACGCCACCATCAACCGCCCCTGTTATGTCGTGCCGGGGGGCGATCGTGACCAAGACTTATATGCAGCAGATTTCGTGAAGGAGGTTCTGCTGTCCAGCGACGAACTATCCCAGTCCGGCATTATCGATGGCTACAGCTCCGCCGCCCTTAGTCATGGATTGCTGGCAGGGTATGGGGTTGCAGAATTGATGATTGCCCAGTCGGATGGCTTCACTGTGATCGAAGACATCCGATCACGCCTCCCCTCACGGTTCACATTTTGGAAAAGTAACGGCAACCCAAAAAACCATCATCACTTTGGCTACGAACTGCGGATGCTAACCACCACCGATCCGTTTAAAGGATCGCCCCTACCCGCCGGGAAAATGGCGTGTTTTTCGTTTGGGTCTCGAACCAACCACCCGCGAGGATTTGGGCTGGGGGCGCGGCTTTACTGGTCGGTCATCCTCAAGCGGAAGGGGATGCGATCGTGGTTACGTTTTTGCGACAAGTTTGCGCAGCCCACCATCATCGCCGAGCTGGAATCTGACCTACAAAAAACGGGCTATGGTGCAGACGACATAAAGGAGATCGAGATCGAACTCGATCGCTTTCTGGCACGAATTCAATCCGGGATGTATGCCAGACTGCCCGCCAACGCCAAGGTTCACTTACTGGAAGCACAGCGCGGCGGTAGTGAAGCAATCTATGAGCAGCTCAACCAGTGGTTTAACTCTGAGATCGCCGAAGTCATCCTAGGAAACGTCAACTACGGGACGGCTCAGGGGTTGTCGGGTGCGCCCGCCCAGAATGATGAAAACGTGCGACTAGAGATTGCCAAGTCGGACGCAGATCTATTTCACGACCAGACGATCAATCGCCAAATTGTCCGCACCTTGATCGACCTAAATCGAGACAAGCTTGGAGATGCAGGTTATCCGCGCATCTGGCGAGACTTTCGGGAGGAGGAGGATCGCACCGAGTTGTTGAATCGCTGGAAGATCCTTTTTGACATGGGCTGGTCGCCGTCAGGGGATTTGATCCGATCGACCTTTGGGGATGGTTGGGAGCGATCACCCGCCCCCCCAAAAATGCCACCAACTTCGCCTCAGTTTGCAGAACCCAAAGATACGCAGCCGACTGACGACTTAATCGAAGAATCCGAGCTGGGGTATGAACGGCTTTTGAATCGGGCAGTTGAGGACGGATCAAAAAAGTTCAAAGCCCTGCTAAATCCGGTTTTCGCGCTGGTCAATCGCGCCCAGTCGATCGCCGAGATTCGGCAGGGCTTCCCCACCCTGAAGGATGCTGCCAAGTTGGGGGCGCTGCAAAAGCTACTGGCTCAAGCCATGTTGTCAGTCCGATTGGCATCTGAATACGAGGCGATGCGCGTAACCGAGCCGGAGGCGATCGCTTTTGACGAGCCGATCGACCCCTACAATCTGCCATTCAGTGAGGCGATCGACTGGTTCGCAAATAAGGTCAGTGTCTCGGCTGACGACCTTGCCAAACTGCGTGGACAATATCGAAATGAGGCATTTTATATCTCCGGTTTGACCAATGCCGCGCTCCTCGATGAAATGCGAAACCTGACTGAGCGCATCCTCACTGAAGGGATTAGCCTGGAAGAATTCAAGGCTGAATTTAAGCGGCTGGCGGATGAGTCGGGGTGGATGCCAAAAGGCGGGATTTCTAGTCGGGCTGAGTCCGTCTTTGATGCCAACCTGCGATCGGCATTTGCGGCGGGGCAATTTACCCAGTACACCAAGCCGCACATCCTAGAAAGCTACCCCGAATGGGAATGGCGACACCGCACCCCCGATCCGGCACGCGCACGACCGCACCACCTGGCACAGAATGGGCGAATTTTCCCGGCAAGCGCTGACCCACCATTTTTCCTTCCTTCCGGTTTTCGGTGCTTCCCTGGCGACACCTTGATTGCTGCCCCCGGCGGCTGGACGCGAATCGATCAACTAGGCGCGGGCGATATTGTGATCGGCGGGTCGGGCAAACCGCAACTCGTTAATCTTGTTCACGTAAACCCTTTCAACGGTCATCTCTTGCGGGTAGTCACGCCAGACGGCAGCAGCTTTGCGGCAACCCCAAACCACCGTGTTCTCACGATGCGAGGCTGGGTCAAGCTGGAAAACCTCCGGGCTAAGGATCGCTTGGTGCAACTGAGAAAAGTACCCCCGATCAATATAGGCATTCGAGATGTAAACCAGTCTCGCTCCGGTCAAGCAAATCTCTCGATGTCTAGCCCAGCCGCCGATCTGGGTATTCCCTGGATTAAACGCCTCGACCCCCAAATTAAAGTCGGGAAGCCAAACGTCCACCCAACGCAACCCGATCGCGTGATTGTGGACCACGGTAAATCCGCGACCACGCAGCCAGTCGATCAAGATCTGTTCGCGACGGGTTGGCGGCGTGCGGTAATTGACATGGCGAGAGCGACAAGCATGATCTTTTGCCAGCTTGTTTCTGATTGCAAGTTGACGAACTTCGGGGCGGTGAAACGAGGTGGACTGCCTCAGCTTTTCCGATTTTTGTCTTTGGCGTTCATCCAGATCTTTCGTTCTACCCCGCCAGAAATTGCCAGACTCAGCCCTGTACCGATCCAACCCCGCCATGTCTGGTTTTCGATCCGGACTCCGAACCCACTGAACGGCTACAGACTCGGAATTGGATCGAGCCAAGCCGAACTGAGACAGCAATGCGCCAATCGTGTGACTTCCCATCTTCCAGCGAGCGGACAGCTCACGAGTGGTCATCAATTGATCGACGTAGAGGACTCTGAGGGCTTCACCAGCGGGCATCCCCTCAGCTTGTTCGATTCTCTGGAGTGTTTTCAGTCTTGGGCAACGAACCATGCCACCCTCACACCTGTATTGAAGATCGCAAAAGAGCCGTTTTCTGGGCTGGTCTACAACCTGGATGTCCCGGAAGATGAATCGTACTGCATCCCCCAGGTCGTCGCCCACAATTGTCGGTGTCGGATGATTCCGCGTGAGCGCAGCGGCAGACCTTTTGCGGAAATCGAGATGCGCGATCGCACCCACAACGGCATTACAGAAAAAGCGCCATTTGATCCAGTCACCCGCGAGTACCTAACCGATCCAGGCTGGGGTAAGCCACCGACCCCACAAAACCGAGAAGCCCTGCTGAAACAGTTGGGGCAGTAACCCGCCAAATCGTTGACTTGTTCCACGGATTTTTATATCATTGAGTCTAACAAGTTTAGGAGACCAAAAAAAATGACTTACTGGAATAACGACGGGAAACACCAGCAAAAATACGAAGAGCTTCGGGAGCTAGTCCCGGTCACGGGACGGGCAAGCGAGCCTCACGCTGAGCGCCTGCGCCTGGTCGCGAATATGTATGCCGACTACTACAACAACGGCTGGGAGTCCGGTGTGGTAAATGAGCGCCGCGTTACCGACTTCCTGGAAAACACGGAAATCCAAGAGCTCGTAACCGACTCAGGAGATGCGGACGCGATCGCTACTTACACGAAAATCGCCGACGGCTGGAAGCAATTCCAGAATGAAGAGTACGACTACTTTGATCGCGTATTTGAGATTGAAGGCGTGGGCGAACATGATTTTGAGCGGGGGCTTGAAGCTCTGGTGGATCTGGTTTTGGTGGGCGCATGATTTATTACACGATGTACACTCGCGAAACTTACGCGAGTGCTTGCGACAAGTTACGCAAAGTGGGCATACGACCTATGCCCACCCCACATCAAGAGTTTTACGTGGAGGGTGAGCTTACCGATTCTCAGTTAGAAGCTTTGCTGCCCTATTTTTCTATCAAACGATTCGATAGTGAGGAGGTAAAAGAAGAAGAGCGTAAGCGGTTGCTAGAGTCAGAATATTGGAAGTTTCGTAATTCGGAAGAATGCCAGGAAGTGTTTTCAGAATTCATTGAGCGCTACAACCGAGACAGAGCCAAGGTTCACGCGGCGATGATCGAATACTTCCGGCAAGCCGATCGCTCCGAACTAATCGAGTTTTTACCCCAACCCTAACCCAGCCGCCGGGTAACAATTTGCGCCAGTTTCTGTTCCGCTTCGCGACTCATCCCGCGTTGCTCATCAAACAGAAGCTGGCGTTTTCGATCTGGGTTTTTTGCCTTGTCGTGAAACTTCGACTTAGGATCGGTGAAGCCGTGCTTATAGCCGGACTTCATCGACTTCGAGACCGCACTGGCACGCATCCGCCCAGTCGCTTGCAGGATTTTTAGGAACTCTCCACGCTGCTGTTTTCGCGCCAGTGTGGTTTCCTTTAGCGCCGCCCAGCGATCGCCGTAGGGGTCTCGCTCCTTTTCAAATAAATCGTCAGTCGCCCCATCTTGCCAAACGCCAAACTCATCAAACACAGGCGAGAGGTCGCCGAACAGGGCGAGGGCGTTATTGAGTTTTCGCTGGATCGCAGAATCCTGGATCTGTACGTCAAGCATGGCTGTTGTATTGATGATTGATTACTGACTTCAGTAAATCATCAGGTCGCCAATCTTGACTTGCGCCCCGTTTTTTTCTATCATTGATTTTGACAAGCAACGATACCGAGAGGCTTGCGTAACATCAATATCACGTGCTAGAATCATTGACATAATATTTGAGCCTTGTGCTCACTTTGGTGAATCAGTCAAAAGTTTGGTCACAGGAGACTGATTCGTTTTTAAGAAACCCAAGAACCCCGATCAATCTGGTTGGGGTTTTTGCTTTCTTTGTGCGTACCCTTGCCTGGGGGGGACATCATGTTTCGTCTCACTGTTTTTAGAAGCCGCTCAGGTAGGCATCCCGATCGCCGTAAACACGCCCCTGCACTCGCTTGCGTTTTCCGAATCGATGTTGCGCCCAACTGAGGAATTGGGATGTACTATCAACCCGATCGTCATGCGCAGCTTTTGGGAAGCGGGTTAGTTCTGATTCGTATTCGGCAACCCAGTCGGACTGCTCCGGCAGGAACACCCGCCCCGCCTCGATAATCGGTGTTGTCGCGCTCAGCCGCATTTCCTTGTCGCCGATCGGCTTAATGGGAATCACCCCCCACCCAAAGTTGGGGTCACGATTCGCTTCTTGGATCAAGGATTGCCCAGACCCCTTGTCCTCAACCAGGATCGCCGTTGGCTGCCACTGGTTGGCAAGGTTGTAAAACAGGCGCTTGCCGTCTGGGTATTCGTAGCGATCGCAGCGGCAATCCAATAGGTAAAACTCAGACCCCAGCACCCCCCAAACGGTGCAGCACCACGGGTCATTTAATTCGGCAGCCTTAACCGCCGTATCCCAACTCAGGATAATCGCATTGAATTGTGCCGGGGGTTGAGTGTAGCGCTTCCACCAGGCGGGCTTGATGATGCCACCCTCGCGGGGGACGGGGGATTGCTGGAACTGGGCAGCATAACCATAAGACCCCAAAGCCTCCTTTAATTCGGTTAGCGCCGATCGCGGAAACTGTTCCACCCACAACAATCCATCCTGCCGATAACGATCAAGCCAGTTCGACTTAAAAAGATCGGGTCGGCTTGATAGCTGGATTTGTGGGTTGTACTCAGACGGTAGGATCAGGCTGTCATAACCGTGCGCCAGCGCCCAGCCCGCAATGTCAAGATCGTGGGTGCGCTGCATAATCGTCAAGAATCGCGCCGTCTTGGGGTCACTCCCCCGGCTTGACATTTCCTCTGCCCACCAGGTCAGCACGTTTTCTCGTGCGCGTTCTGACTCGGATTCGGACACCTTGAGTGGGTCGTCAACACAGATCAGGTCGGCGCGTTCCCCAGTTCCAAGCCCACCAGTTGAGGTAGCAAGACGAAACCCGGTACGATCGTTTTCAAACTTCTGTTTAGCGTTTTGGTCATCCCGCAACCGCACCGGGTAAACCACATTCTGGGAGAACCACCGCGACTGAATGATCCGACGACAGCGCAGCGAGTCGCGTAAGCTGAGGTTTTGGGAATAGCTGGCAAAGATGCTCCGAAACGATGGATCGCGATACCCCCAGATCCAAGCCGGGAAAAACACTGTGGCGGATAGTGATTTCATGTGACCGGGTGGAATGTTGATCACCAGCCTGCGAATCTCGCCGCGATAAAGTGCTTCAAGGTATTCGCAAATCGCTTCGAGATGCCAGTTCCCCAAAAATCGCCGTCCCGGCTCAACGACGTTCCACGCACCCGATCCACTGCCGTCGCCTGCAATGAATTCGTAAAGACTACGATCGCGATCGGGGTAATGTTCGGGGATGGGGTCTTCTTCGAGTAGGTGGCGCAGGGTCAGATCAAGGTAGGAGATTCTCATGGCTTTCCTTCCTTGGTTCGAGCCAATGTCTCTACGTCACCAGCAATGGATGAAAATTCCAGCAAGGTGGCACGGCAAATTTGTTGCAGTTGCGGCACGCTAAATTGACCGGACAGGATACGCTCAAAAACACCCAGTAACAGGTTTTGCTGTACTCGCAATTTGTCGCCGTAAATTAACCGCAAGCTCCGATCGTATAGCTTACCCGCCTTGTCCATCGCTGTTGCCAGTTCGTCGGGGGAGGGTGCAAGCCGTGATTGCAGCTTATCGATTTCGGCTGCCCCGTAAGGGTTGTCCTCCCGGCTGACGTATTCCTCCGCCAACTGCAAGATGATTGCAAAAAATCGCTTGGTTGGTTCGGGTTCGGTTAGCTGATCCGAAAGCCTGGACATTAGGGCGATCGAGCTATCCCGAAAGGTTTGCGCCATGCCAACCCGCTCGATCGTATCAAACCACTCCCC